CTAGAATTTCTGTTATTATTTATAAATTATAGATTTGATAGGAAGTTTCCAAAGAGACGTAGTTTATTTGCCTCTAAGATGTCCCTGTCTACCAAAGTATTTATTGTCTTCTTAATCTGCTCACATTGAACTTCACGTAAAACTCCACCGTCCCAAACCCATTCTTTACCTTCCATGATGCCATCAACAAAGGCATCAGGAGCAGAAGGATCTGCTACGATATCGGCAGCAGTTGCTAACATGAAGTCTTCACCAACATAATTAACACCATCTTTTTGGAAAATGGATCCCATTCCTCTTGAAGATACACCAAGTTTTACACCTTCTCCAATTAAAGAAGATGCAATCTTACCCATTGGTGTACTAAGGATTTGTGCTTTACCAATGAAGTTATTACCTTCTTGTGTCAAAGCAACAATCTTATGGGAGACACGATCAAGATTAATTTGAGGACCATCAGGATGACCTAGTTCTCCAAGAGCACGACCTTTATCAATAAAAGATTCACTATAACGCTTAACTTCATTCACCATTGTCTGAAGTGGATAGCAACGCTTATTGCGATTGACTACTTCAGCTTGAAGGAATGGTCCTTGAATGTAAAGTGTTTTCTTACCGTTTTTTTCTTCGGTAATAACTTCTACTGCTTCGATTTCTTCGGAGATTAGTTTCACGCTATTTGTACCTCGTGGATGAACATATCACAACCAGAAACGTTCTCTGGTGCTAATACAAAAATTACAGATTTTGCTGCAGTTGCAACACCAACAAAAGCATGATGTCCAGAACTTGTGTTTGCATTGACTGTAACAGTCATTGTATAGTTATTCCACTGTTGTGGACTTGAAATCGCTGTAATCTGTTTATGTAAGAGGGATGTATTGTATGTTGATCCAGCACCAACAAGTTGAATATAATCACCAACTCGTAATTTAGTGTCTGGATGATCAAGTGTTAAGACTGTTGATGCACCAGTTGTAATACCAATAACTGTAGATTGTGCTGGATGTCCGTAACGATATAAAATTGAATCTTGTTTATTTACAAAAATAGATCCAATCCCAGCATCTGTAGTTGTATTACAAATACCAATGCTACCACCACCCCTTGTTGTAGAAGCAGCTGCTAAAATAGTGCCAGTTCTAACAATAAATGGATTTGAAGTTACAGAACTTGCATTAGCAGCAGATAACTTTCCAACTGTTTGGTAAAGATTTAATGGTTGTGATGCGCTCATTCTCCCTCTTCGGTTTCGATTTCATCCTCAACTTCAACCTCATTCTCTGCTCCAAACAAACCATTAGCAACTGCTGGTTTGAGAGCATCAACCTTTTCACTTGCTTTTGCAAATAAAAGGCTTTTGATATAATCGGAAACTTCTGATGAAGGTGCATCAGAAACCACCATATCAACTAATTCTGCAGAATCCATAATTTGTAAAAATGCCTGTATTTATTTATATCTTAGCCTTTTTGATATTAATTGTTGGTGCTTCAGTTGCACCACCATCTTTCTTCTTATCAAGATCTGGTTCCATTTGTCTCATACCAAGATCATTTTGCATTTGACCTTGCATGATAGCATTTTGAGTTTCTAATGGAACCCCAACGCCCATTTCATTTTCATTTTCCATTTCTTCTTCCATTTCAATAATCTCTTCATCAGTTTGGCGAAGAATTTTACGCTTTACATAATCTCTTGAATAATATGTTCCAATGTAAGGTTCGATTGCAACCATCAGATTGAGACGCTCATTCATAAGTTCTGTATCTTTTAGTTCTGCAAAATGATTATCATAAATGTAATCAAATTGAATATGCTCTGCCATGTGCTCCCAGTCTTCTGGGGTTACAATATTCTTTAGAATAAGTTGTGTCTTTAAAAGATCCAAGAATAAAGCACTAAAACGCTTTCTTAAACGACCAACAAACTTACTGAACATCAGTTCATCACGAAGAATTTCAGATGATCTTCCTAGATTGAAACCTTGATCAGCACCAATTCTACTATCGGGAACATTCAGTGATCTATAAAGTTTTTTCTGGAAATACTCAACGTCTGTAAGTTCTCCTAAGTTTTGTCCACCAGGAAGTGTAGAAATTTCTGTACCACGACCACCTTCACGTCTTGGTAACCAGAAATCTTCTAGCATCGACATGAACTTTTTATCGTCCTTAATCTCACCAGTGCTCGCATCATAAACAAGTTTGTTACGATAACGGCTCATAACATCACGAAGATATTGTTCTGCCTTTACTTTTGGTAGATTGCCAACATCAATATAGAAAATACGACGCTCTGGAGCACGAGATAGTCTATAGATGACAAGACTATCTTCAATCATACGTAGTTGATTGAGTGCTTTAATTGCCTTGTGTAGATATGAAAGTGTTAAATGCTTATTCCTATCTACAAGACCAGAAGTAACATGACAAATTGCATCTTTTGCAATTTTTATTCCTTTACCAGATACTGATCCATATTTCTGAGCAACGCCTTCTGGATAGTAAGTATAAAATTCTACTACATCAGCATCTTTAGTGGAAGTAACATCCTCATTGTAAGGTCTTGCTGGCAATGCTTTTTTATCGTTAGGACGAACTCGCATGAGTTTCATCTTCAAAGCATCAATATATCTTACTTCCTTGATACCTTCATCTGGTTTTTGTAAGTCAATTACTTTATGGTAATATAATCTACCATCAACATACCAATTTCTAAAAATTTCATGAGATTTTTTATCGAACTCAAGTAAATCCTTTACATACTTGAACTCTTGTCTAATTACCTTCTTAAGTGAAGCACTAACTTGAAGATTATCTAAATCAATTTCTACTGGACTATCATTAAGATCAGAAACAATTGCTTCATTTACAACGTGTTCAACAGCAGTATCGCACTCTGGATGAAGTGCCATATCACGATACTTTTTGATGATATCAAATTCTGTCCTAAAGACACCTTCAATATCTACATACTGCCCATAAAAACCCGAAGAAAGATAATAGTCAGCCCCATCCTCATCGTTTGGAGGAACTGGGCTGACTACGCCTTTTGACTTGTTCTGTTCGTCATCAATCGAAAAACCAAAAAGTTTCGCCATTATTTAAAAAAACCCTTTGGTCTATTTATCAGACTACGGAATCTGTATTTGAACCCGTATATGCTTCCCAGTATTGAACTTGTAAGGTTACCTGGAACTCTTCAATAACATCAGCACTATCATAAGAAAGTTCAATAGCACCAACTGAACTTGGCCAACATCCGTACATTTTATATGCACGTTTTACTGGCAATGGAGCAGAATTTTGTCCACCTGGAGTAGCAACGGTTTCTGCTCTTCCTAGTTGAGTTACAACCCACTCAGCAAAATAATCTGTTGGATTGATTGTGCCTGAACCATCAGAAACCTTGATGATGTAATTAGACCATTTCTCAAATGCTTCTCTTAGTTTGAAGTCACCATCATTGATAACGGTAATTGTCCATGGATCAAATCTTCTATCACCAGCAACTTTAAGTTGTCTACCACGGAAAGGAACAATAACTTCAGCAATGTTTGACGCTGGAAGTTGAGCACCTTTGATAAGCATTCTATATGATGTATCACCAATTTCATCAAAAATACCAACTCCTGTTGGGAAGTTCATTTCTACTTCAAAAAGATTTGGTCTAGCACCACCTTGAACAAGTCTTGACTTGAAACTGTCAATTGTTCTTTCATTATTAGGAGTATTGAAGATGTTTGTGTTCTGTAATGGCATTGTTTTGTCCTCCTATTATCAAACGGTGCCGACGATTTCGGAGAACGAAACTCCCGTTCTCGTCGCTACGAACGTTAGACCGATGAAGTTGATCGATCTTGCTGGCTTCACGTAGATGTCAGCAATAAATTCATTACGATCAATCACGTCAGGGGTGTTATTTGTTTCATCACAAACAACAAGGAACTCAGTTACACCTCGTTTCGCTTGAACATCACGTAGATATGGTTCAACAATATTTACAAAGTTAGATCTTGTTCCAGCATCGTTGAGTTCAAAGAGTTGTGCCTTAGCAGCGTTCTCAATTGCCTTTTCAATTGTGATGAATAGGCGTCTTACATTGATACGATCAAATGCACTTTCAAATGCTAGTCCAGTCTTATCTCCGAAGAGAATAATACCAGAACCAGGTGATGCGATGATTGGGTTAATTCTGTTGGAATATAATCTATCTCTTGCATCTTGACCTGGGTTAAATGCAAGTTTCACTGCAAAGTTTAGAGAACCTCTATTTGTTCCTGCTGGTGAGAACCATGGGAACTGATCTCTATCAGTTCTTACACATAAACCTGCTACATCATTTGAACAAGGAATATATGCAAATCTCTTATTGAAGCGATCATACACATATTGGTAACCACTATCAAATACAACGTAAGATGATGAAGAAAGTGGTGCAAAGAATGATAGAACGTTTGTTAGTTGTGTACTTGCGTTTGTAATGTTTACAACACTATCTCTATTTGGTGAGATGAATGCTACACAATCCTTACGACCTTCACAGATTGAGATTAGTTTATTTGCCTTTGCTTGCTCTTCTTCTTTCGACTTGTAAGCACCACCTTGAAGAAGGAACCTAATGTCGCTATTTACAGGATCCGATAGCTTATCATAAGCGGTTAGAAGATCTCCTAGTGGAGCATCAAAATAACCAACTCCCTGATAGTCCTTACCACCAGTTAGTCTGTAAGCAGCGTTTCCGAGTGAAGAGAATGTAATATCTTTTGCATTTTGTCCCCAAGCACTTGCTGCAGCAGTAATTGCAACAACGCCGCTGCTAAATCCAGATGGACGTGATCTTGTTCCCCAGTATGCATCAGTTGAATTTACTGGTGATAGACCTGCATAGACATACTCAGAGTTTGCTGCTAAGTAATCTTTGTAGTATACTGATTTTTGTGGAGAAATTTCAGCGTCTTTTGCCTTTGAAAGATTGCCAAACTTCTCTAAAATTGCTCCTACAGTTCCAGTTACAGAACCAGAGGCATCAATAACCACAACGTTTAGACCATCATTGCGTCCATTTCTTTGTGAAACATATGAGTTTGTTCCTGGTTTTGCAAGAACAGATCTCCAAGAAAGAGTAATAGCATCACTTCCACCATCAGCAACACTGGTTAGAATGTTTTGCTGATCATACCAATCAGTTAGTGCTTTACCACCTGTCATGATACCAACGTCACCGATGGTAGCAGATGAGAAACCAATGTTAGCAGTTGTAAACTGATATAGTGAACCCGATTGATAATCTACCGCAGTTTCAGTTCCAACTCCAGAAACATAACTTACAACTTTTACATCTACAAAACTTGCACCAATTGCGGTAACAACACCTTTTAGATATCCACTTGCTGCTGCAGTTGTACCAATACCAATTGATACACCACTTAGTGCTTGAGTTACTGCATAACCAACTTGAATTCCATGGGAAGCGGTAGTAACACCAGTAGTTACAACTACTGTAGTTGAAATTCCTGAAATTCTTTGATCTGCCGCCGCATCAATTACACAAACCTTGAGATTTTCTGCCCAATTTCCTGGGTTCTTTGCTGCCCAGTAGAAGGTAGTATCTGAAGAGTGGTTGTTATTATAGTCATCAAAGTTATCAACACGTAGAGATGTTGTTGATGCAATGCCAACACCAGCATTTGCGTTGTTTAGTTCTCCACCGCCTGCTCTGACTACATCTAACTGACCACCATAGGATAGAAAGTTTGATGCTGCGTACCAACTTTCATAGTGATAGTCAGTTAGACCAGCACCAGGACCGCCAAAAACTTCTACTAATTCCTTTTCATTTGTAACTCTTACAATTTCGTTTACAGGACCCTTTTTAAAAGGTGCTGCGATACCTGCAGCGACGTTTAGTGTTGCATTTACGCCGCCACGGGTTAGATCTACCTCTCTTACACGAATACCTGGAGATGCTAACTGAAGTGCCATTCTA